CTCTCCGGAGTGCTTTTAATTAGGAGGAAAATATGGCAAAGGATGATTACTATACTTTGGTCTGTAAAATCCTTGTATTTCTATACAAGCGTTTGAAGGGTAAGGATAAAACAGATCCTGTAGAGTATATTGCTCCATTGACTAACGATTTCCCGGTAGAGAGAGATTATCTTTGGTACGTAATGGAGCAAATGGAAAAGCAGGGCTTCATTGACCATATTCTGATTCACAAAGCGTGGGGTGGTGACATCGTAATGATGGACTGGTCAAAAGTCAGAATTACACCCGCAGGGATCGATTATCTTCGCGACAACAGCATGATGAAAAAGATTGCAAATCTACTCCCTGAGGCCAGGGCAATATGGGAACTGTTCTCATAAAAGCGTGTGATCATCGCAGTAGACTTTGATGACACGATTCGGATCGGGAAAGAGCCAAATATACCTCTGATCAGTCGACTGAGACAGATGCAAAGCCAAGGGGTAACGATCATCCTCTGGACATGCCGGGAAGGAAACCGGCTGAGGGAAGCAGTACAGTACTGCAGAGGACATGGGTTACAACCGAATTATGTGAACTGTAATCCTCCGGAGGTTATACGAAGGTTTGGGTATGATCCCAGGAAGATCTATGCCGATGTGTACATCGATGACAAAAGTATGAAATAGCATCCGAAAGGGTGCTTTTTTCATGGCAACTCGTGCCTTAAACGGGGTAATGACGCCCGCCAAATAAGAGCGGTGAAAGGAGCCAATATGGCAGAAGAAGTAAAAGATGTGACGACTCCATCTGAAGAGTCGGAAAGAACGTTCACGCAGTCGGAACTCAATGCAATTCTGGGCGATCGGCTTGCACAGGAACGGAAGAAGTACGCGGATTATGAAGAACTGAAAGGAAAGGCTGAAAAGTATGATGCTGCGGAAGAAGCTTCTAAATCTGAACTGCAAAAGGAACAGGAGAAGAATGCATCTCTTCAGAAGCAGCTGGAAGCCTTTCAGAGGGCTGACACTGAACGAAAACTGAAAGAAAAGGTCTCCCAGGAAACCGGAGTTCCGGTGTCCGTGCTCAGAGGTGCTACAGAAGAAGAACTCAAAGCACAGGCGGAAGAGATCTTGAAGATCTACAAGCCCGAAACAGTTTCATATCCCATTGTTCGCGATGGTGGAGAACCAAACAAAGTTAAAGGTGCCACAACTGCGGAGCAATTCGCAGAGTGGTTCAATAAGTCATTAACCAGATAGGGAGGTAAATAACAATGGCTGACATCAACAGAACTACAACTATCACTCTTCCTTCTGACATCTCGAATGAGATCCTTCAGAAGACACAGGAGGCCTCTGCTGTAATGCAGATGGCTCGACACATCAATCTTCCGGGCAGAGGTCTGACGATTCCGGTAATCACAGGCGATCCGACTGCAGCGTGGGTCTCTGAAACTGCTGCGAAGCCGGTATCCAACAGCACGCTCAACACCAAACTGATGCAGGCGTACAAAATTGCAGTCATCGAGACATTCTCCAAGGAATTTGTCCGTGACGCAGCTGCGCTGTATCAGGCACTTGTCCAGAGACTTCCGTATTCCCTGTCTGCCGTATTTGATGGCACCGTTGTTGGTGCTGTTCAGGCACCGGGCAACAACTTCGATACATTCGCATCCTGCACGGCACAGAGCATCCTGCCGGGACAGTCCGGTACAGGTACTTATGCCGGTCTTGTTGCTGCGGATACAGATATCGCTACTCACGGCGGAATCATGAACGGTATCGCGCTTGCTCCGCAGGCTCGCGGTATTCTGCTTGCTGCAACTGATTCCACTGGACGTCCGCTGTTTGTAAACAGTGCTGCGGAAGGCGCAATCGACCGCGTACTCGGTGCTCCGACCTATATGAATAAGGGTATCTACAAAGCTCCTGTTACTTCTGGAACAGCTGCTCCTGCAATCGTCGGCATTGCCGGTGACTGGACACAGGCTCTGTACGGCACTGTCAACGGTGTTGAGATCAGCGTCTCCGATACTGCGACGCTGACTTCCGGCCAGACACAGATCAACCTCTGGCAGCAGAACATGGTCGCTGTCCGTGCAGAGATCGAAGTCGGTTTCAGAGCTGATACTTCTGTGTTCAACCTTCTGACTGGCGCAACCTCCTGATGGTCCATATGATCAATGCCCTCATGGGCAATGATATGTATGTGCCGGAAGATCGGGTAAAGGAATATCTGGCGGCAGGCCACAAGCTTGCCGCCGATCCTGCTGTTGAAAAGAAGGAAGAAAAGACACCAGTCAAAAAGAACAGCAGGAAGCGGAAGGAGTAATCAATGGCATACGCAACAGTAGAAGATGTGGAAAGAGGTTTCCGTACACTGGATGAGGATGAGCAGACAAAGTGTGAGGCACTGCTTGATGAGGCTGATATTCTGATCGATGCTGTTGCTTCGACTGCCTCTTCGGACGCGAAAAAAGTTGCTGAATGCCGAATCGTACGCAGAGCACTGGGCGATGGGTCTTCCGGTAATTTCCCGATGGGCTCAACGCAGGGGTCCATGAGTGCACTCGGATACAGTCAGTCCTGGACGATCTCAAATGGAAGTGCCGGAGAACTGTATATCGGCAAAACCGAGAAGACCATTCTCGGCATTGGAAATATGATCGGTGTGACCGATCCGTACGGGGTGTCGGAATGATCAAGGGAATTACAGTGACCTTATGGACGAAAACCCGAGTCGGAACGGACTCGCTGAATCAGCCAATCTATGAGTGGGATCCGGAAGAAGTCGACAATGTGCTTGTCGCTCAGCCTACCGCGCAGGAACAGCTCGATGAGTTTAACCTGACGGGCAGGTCGATTGAATACATTCTCGGAATTCCCAAGGGAGATACTCATAGTTGGGAGAATGAACGAGTTGAGTTTTTCGGGCAGATGTTCCAGACATTCGGCATTCCTGAACGTGGTATCGAGGAAAATGTTCCTGGTCCATGGCACCTGAAAGTGAAGTGCCAGAGGTTCAGCTGATGGCACTGAAATTCGAACTGAATCTTGCTGGATTAAATGAACTGATGAAATCAGACGAAATGAAGTCAGCACTTCTGGAAGCGGGGCAGGCTGTGGCTGGTGCTGCAGGTGATGAATATGCAGCCGAAGTGCATACGGCTTCTTTCGTCGCCATTTCAAATGTCTATCCGAACTCGAAAGATGCGGCACATGAGAACTTCAAGGATAATACACTCCTTAAAGCTATCGGTGCCGTTGGCCTTTCGATGTCGAAGGGAGGAAAGTGATGAGCATTGAAGAATACCTGTTGGCAAAACTGGGTGCGGCTCTTGATCCGATTCCTGTACTCATCGAAGCGCCTGAAAACAATCCGAGACCATCGGACAGTCCAGCTGAATTCTATGTGCTTCAGAAGACAGGATCCAGCCGAACAAACCACATTTTGACCTCAAACATTGCGATCCAGTCCTATGCCGGAACACGGCTGCGGACGATTCAGATGAACGAAGCGCTGAAGAACGCAGCGGATGCGCTTCTGCAATTCGATGAGATCACACGGGTCGAGCTCAATTCCGATTATGACTTTACCGATCCCTCTGACAATCAGCCTCGTTACCAGGCTGTTTTTGTTTTTACACATTATGACCTCGGATGACCGGGGAAAGGAGAATAACACATGGCAAATACTTCAAATGTAGCTGCTGGAAAGCCTAAGGTAGGAGGGGCGGTATCGGTCGCGCCTACAGGCACTGCTCTGCCGACAGATGCAACTACAAGCCTCAATTCGGCTTTTGTTAACCTGGGTTACATTTCCGAGGACGGAATGACTCAGGGTATCACTCGTGATTCGGAAACTATCAAAGCGTGGGGCGGAGATACCGTAATGACGTCTCAGACAGATTTCGGTGAGACGTTTTCGTTCACGCTGATCGAGATCCTGAATCCGGATGTTAAGAAAGTAATCTTCGGCGACGACAATGTCACAGGTACTATTGCAACGGGACTGACTGCAAAGGTCAATTCTAAGGAACTCCCGGCGAAGAGCTTTGTTGTAGAGATGATTCAGAACTCCAACCTTGTTCGGATTGTAATTCCGAATGGAAAGGTAACCGAACTTGGAGATATCAGCTACACAGACGGCGAAGTTGCTGGTTATGAAGTGACAATTACAGCATTACCTGATTCCAATGGTAACTGCTCTTATGAATATTCTGTTGCTTCTGAGTAAGGGAGATTGAATGCTGAAGGGTAAGACGAGAAGCGGTTTCGAATTCGAAATTAAAGATAACGCACTTGATATGCGTGTTATCAAAGCAATCCGCAAGGCAAAAGAAGATATTTCGTACATCGATGAGGTTTTTGAAAGACTGCTGGGCGAAGAACAGCAGAATGCACTCTACGACCACCTTGAAAAGCTGTATGGATCTTCTGTGCCTGATCGGGCAGCTGAAGAACTGATCGATATCTTCAATTCATTCGAAAACGGAAAAAACTCTTAACCCTGTCCGCAATGCTTTCGGTTGATGAAAACGCACTGATATGCGATTTTGCCGAAACATATCATATTTATGATCTTGAATCGCTGCCGGTTGTTACGGTGGCGATTCTTGCTTGCGGACTGGGGGAAGAAAGCAGAATTATGAAAAAAATCGGCGGGACGAATGTTTCGCCGCAGATGTTGATGCTCGCTCATGCAGTTGATCGTCTTAGTATTCTCGTTTGGCAGAGAACAAAAGACGGAGCAAAGAACAGAAACAGACCTGCATCGATCGTTGATCAGTTACTGAATAGTGCGAAACCTAAAAGGAAGCACAAGGCAGTGACTGTTTTTGATTCTGCAGAAGCATTTGAGCAGCATCGCAAACGAATACTGGAGAGGGGGCTGAAAAATGGCTGATATAGGTAAAGCCTATGTGCAGATCATTCCTAAAGCAGAAGGAATATCTAATGAGATTTCGAGTATTCTTGATCCTGCAACAGAATCAGAAGGTAAAAAAGGCGGACTGAAACTCGGCAAAGCCCTCGTAGCTGCACTTGGAAGTGCTGCAGTTGTCACAGGAGTAAAACAGTTCTTTTCTACCGCCTTGGACTTAGGCGGAGAGCTCCAGCAGAACCTTGGAGGCACGGAGGCTGTATTTGGTGACTTTGCCAAGGATATACAGACAAGTGCAAATGATGCATATAAGAACATGGGTCTTTCGGCGTCTGACTACATGGCAACGGCCAACAAAATGGGATCTCTATTCCAGGGATCAGGTGTTGAACAGCAAAAATCTTTAGAGATGACTACAGAAGCCATGCAGCGTGCAGCAGATGTGGCGTCTGTAATGGGAATTGATACACAAGTGGCAATGGAATCCATAGCAGGCGCAGCCAAAGGCAACTTTACGATGATGGATAACCTTGGTGTTGCAATGAATGCGACAACCCTTGAGGCATATGCTCTTGAAAAGGGTGTCAATTTCAAATGGAATACAGCCTCCAACGCTGAAAAAGCAGAATTGGCGATGAAGATGTTTATGGATCGGACATCCCAGTATGCAGGGAACTTTGCACGGGAGTCCCAGGAAACACTCTCTGGATCAATTGGAGCTACTAAGGCGGCATTTCAGGACTTTATGGCTTCACTTACTACAGGTGGAGATGTTACTGGAACATTACAGAAACTCCTAACGAGCGCTTCGACAATGCTATTCAACAATGTTGTGCCAATGGTTTGGAACGTTGTGATGGCTATTCCGCCTGCTGTTACTTCAGCGGCCCAGGCTATTGCACCGATGGTTGGCACGGCATTCCAGACGGCTATGAACAACCTGCCACAGTACTTAGATACAGGTGTGCAGATGGTAAACGGTGTCGTCACCGGAATCCTGCAGGGACTGCCGAGTTTTATGAACTCGGCATTTACTTTGCTCACAAAGTTTGTCACTTCTATCGTCCAGAGGCTCCCGGTTATCCTGAGTGCAGGTGTGCAGATTGTCTTGAACCTCGTAAATGGTATCATTCAGAACCTTCCGCAGATTGTAGGCGCTGCAGGCAGAGGCATCGCACAGTTTGTCGCTGGTATCGGCAAGGTCTTGCCGTCGGTATTACAGTCCGGTGTTCAGATCCTCGCTCAGCTCGTGGTTGGTATTATCAATTCCATTCCTCGCCTTGTGGCAGCTGTTCCTCAGTGCATCAGTGCATTTAAGAGTGGCTTCCAGGGACACAACTGGGCAGAAATTGGCACCAATATCATCAATGGTTTGGTGAATGGAATTAAAAATGGTGTCGGTAAGATTGCGGAGGCAGCAAAGAGTGCGGCAAAGAGTGCTCTTGACTCTGCGAAGAGTTTCCTCGGCATCAAGTCTCCGTCCAAGGTCTTCGAAAAAGAAGTTGGTAAATGGATTCCGGCAGGTATTGCTTTAGGAATTGAAAAGAACTCGTCTGTTCTTACAAAGGCGATGGATGATATTACGGCAATGACTACCAATGGATTTACGTCCAGTATTGCTTCAAATCGTTATGCAGTTGCGTCGGGAGAAGGCGCAGTACTTGGAGGATTTCAGCAAAATCTGTACATCAATTCTCCGAGAGAGCTTTCTCCGTCAGAAGTAGCGCGACAGACGCGTAACGCGACACAGCAGATGGTGCTGAGCATGGGAGTGTAAGATATGGCAATCGTAGACAGATATATTACATGCTCCAATGCGGACGGCTTCTCGATCACGTTCGGCGAGCGTGGGCTCACTCCTTTTGTGCTTGTAGAGGCAGAAGGGTGCTATGAGGTGGCGAACAACGTAACCATCTCAGAGAACACCATGACGGACGGCGGAGCCTATCAGGGCAGTGTAGCGAAGATCCGGAACATCGTGCTCACGGTGCAGGATCTCTCCGATCACACTTACAACCGCAACCTTCTGGCGGCGCTCTTCAAATCCGGAGAGACCGGCACGCTGGTCTTCCATGAAGAAGAGAACGACCGGAAGATTGAGTATTATGTCGAGTCCATCACGAGCACCGGACAGGCAAGTTCCCGGACATATCAGATCTCTCTGCTGTGTCCAGATCCGTTCTTCTATGCGCTGAGTAACGTCAACGTGATGCTCTCCGCATGGCTGAAGGATTTCGAGTTTGTGCATCAGTTCACTGCAGACGGTGAGGAGTTCGGATATCGTTCCAACGAACGGCTGAAGAATATCGAGAACCAGAACGCAGCGGACGGCATCGGTATGACCATCACGGTCGCGGTATCCGGCACGGTACAGAACCCGAGCATCATCCGGGTCGAGTCCAACGAAGCCATCACGATCGGCTCCTCACTGTATCCGTTCAATATGCTGGCGGGGGATACCCTCACCATCACAACGTCAGACAACGATAAACACGTATACCTGACGCGGAACGGCGTGACCACAGAGGTAAATCAGTACATCACCGAGGACTCGACCTTTATCCAGTTACAGCGCGGTGACAATAACATCGGTTACAACGCTGCAGTGGGTGAGGATGCGATGACAGTAGTTATCTCGTACAGACTGAAGTACGCAGGAGCGTAATCATGGAAGTACGGATCTATAACCCGCAGATGAATTTCCAGGGACTGATCGAGAATCAGACATCAGTCCTCTGGAATCGCAAATACTTCGAGTGCGGTGAGTTTGAACTGTATGCACCGGTCACGGAAAACAATCAGGCACTGCTCCAGCGGGGTAATCTCGTTTGGATCAGAGGCGCAGCCGAAGCCGGTGTCATTGAGTCACTTATCATCGAGCAGAACGACCTGAAGCATCAGATTACGGCTAAGGGTCGTTTTCTTGAGTCTTACATGTCTCGGCGACTTATCCGGCCGGTCTACAACGCACAAAACAAGACGGTAGAGGTGGCAATGCGTGAGATCCTGTCAAACGCTGCCGCCATCCCTAACGTTCAGCTGGAAGACCTGCACGGCTACACCGAGACAGTTTCCTTCCAGGCAACGTACAAAAATCTCCTCGATTACGAGGAGAAGCTGGCAAAGTTTGCAAATTATGGCTTCCGGTTCCGTCCGGACTTCTCCAACAAGACGATCACATTCGAGATCTACAAGGGACTGGATCGGACCTTCAACCAGGTCGATCGGAACCGCGTCATCTTCTCAGATGTGTTCAACAACCTGTTAGAGGCTAAGTACACAGTCAACGATCAGAACTATAAGACAGTGTGTTACGTCGGCGGTAAAGGAGAAGGAAGTGCACGCACCATCGTAGTTGCGGGAGATGACACTCTCACCGGTCTCGATCGGAGAGAGGTCTTCCTGTCAGCGACAGATGTATCCGACGAAGGCCTGACGACTGCACAGTATCAGGCAGCACTCCTCCAGCGCGGTAACAACGAACTGCAGAACGACATCCTCGTGTCATCGGTCGAGTGCACAACGGACGCGAACAGTAACTTTAAGTACAAAACAAACTACGACCTTGGAGATGTAGTGGTTATCCGTAAGGAAAACTGGGGCATCTCGGTCGACATGCGCATTACAGAAATTATGGAAATATACGAATACGGCGCGATGAAAGTCTCGCCGGTTTTTGGTGATCCGCTGCCTTCGCGGATAGATTGGAGTGATAAATAATGGCTGATCAGTATGGACTTTTCTGGAATTCGGTATCGGGTGATCGCACCTATGACGCTGACTCGTTCTCTGAGTGGCTCGGTAAGTTCTTTACGACCGGAGTCTTCAACGGAGACCTTCAGGTAACACCGGACAGCGGCATGGTGGTAAATGTCGGCTCCGGATACGCAAATATCAACGGCAAGGTGCGCTTCTTCGACACCGATACCTCCATCACCATCTCTCCGGCTTCCGGAGTCTATCCGCGTATTGATACCATCGTGGTACGTGCCGACTACACAAACCGTGAGATCACTCTGGAATACGTGACAGGATCATACTCCGGTAACGACCCGCAGCCGACCGCTCCGACCCGGAACGCGAGCATGTACGAGATCGTGCTGGCTCAGATCCTCGTCAGCGCAGGATCCACGGAAGTGACCACCAGCTCGATCACAGACACACGTCCGGACAGCACAGTCTGCGGATGGGTGACAAGCACTGTTGAAGGCGTTCCGATGTCTCAAATCGTTTCTCAGATGCAAGCGGATTTTCTTACGTGGTACGACCACATGAAAGGTCAACTCGACGAGGACGCGGCGGGGCATCTCCAATATGAAATTGACGGCATTAGTAGCAAAATCGGAACAACGGATATTTCGGGCGTTGGCAACGGTACTTTAACGGGAGCCGTCAGCGCCTTGAACGATGGCATAATTGTTCGATTCACTTCAACCGGATGGACTTCCGAAACGGTGAGCGGAACAACGTATTACACGAAATCGGTTAGTGTTACAAGCGTAAGCGGAAAACCGATAATTGGTATTACACCGCTTAGTGGAACACTTCCAACAGGCGCAGAGCAGAGCGCATTTGATGCAGTTTCGTATTTTACCGCAAACGATACCACAAACACTATTAAGGCATATGCGACAAGCGCACCGGCAAACACATTTGCGGTGGTTGTAAAAGGAGCAAGATAATATGGCTGAAAATCTTTGTGTAAAGATGGGCGGCGGTAATGGTAAAGGTACGAAAATATGGGAAAATCCTAATCCGAGCGCAGGCATTACAAGCAACATTGATATTGCTATTGATTGGGCGTCTGTTCAACATGTATACGCAGATTTGATATATGCGAGCAATTCAAATTATCCGACTGAATATCATGAACTGCAAAGCGATTTGACATATGCAAACAAAAATAAAACCATGACTATTTCGCGTGCTGAACCGAACAGCGCTGGAGATTTAACCGTGGCGTATAGAATTTATCAAATTAACTCAAACGGTCTCAGAATAACAGGCACGGCAGGATACACAAACGCACGGTCCTCAGACTATGGATCAAACGCAGTGTTCTGTATTCCACAAGCGATTTACGTTAAATAGGTCGCGCATTAAATCAGCATATTGACGATAGGATAACGAAGGGATAAAAAGTATGCTTAAAATCTCGATTCCTAGAGGGGACATCCGCAATTTCAAAATTGCCATCAAAGACCCAAGCGGCGACCTCACAGGACTCACATTCGATGACATTTATTTCACAGTAAAGCGGGGCTATCTGAATCAAGAGTTCAAGTTTCAGAAGCGACTGAGCGATGGCACAATCACTAAAAATGAGGAAGGATACTACCTGTTTTCCATTCTTCCAAATGACACGAACAATCTTCCGTTCGGAGATTACGATTTCGACATCGAGATTGTTAAGGATGATGCAATTAAGCAGACAACGGTAGGAGTCCTTACTCTGACGAAGGAAGTAACATATCAATCCAACGAGGCATAGAAGGGGGCAACGCGCTTATGGCAAACAACGATGCATACAGCCTGTTGAACATCAACCTTCTCGATGAAACGGAACAACTCGATGTCGGCTTGAGCGGTGAACAGGCACTGGATGTGGCGCTTGATTTGGGGGCGTATACGGTTGGCGACCAAGTACACTATGACTCAACGTCACATTGGAATGCACAAGTGCAATTGATTGCTAAAAAGGGTCATATCTATGTTTATTCGGACTATACCGAAATTGGTGGAAAACCAGTCGCCGGATTCAAGGTTGGTGACGGAACAACTTATCTAATAGACTTGCCGTTTGCGTCGGGTAACACTACGCTATTGACAAATCACGTCAACAACAATGTCGTGCATATCACTGATGAAGAGCGGGAGTTTTGGAATAATAAAGTAACCTGTTTTGTTTCGGCAGTTGATACTGACCATCTGATATTTACAAAAGAGAGCGAGGAAAATTACAATGGCTGACCTTAAAAGAATCACACTTCCTACTGGTACCACTTACAACCTTGTTGACCAAGGTGCGAGAGATTTAATTGCACAGATTGAATCGGGTAGTGCGTGGATTGGTGTTACTACCACGCCGCTAACGGATGGTGCAACAACAAACCCCGTCACTATCAATGGCGAAAGTGTAACTGCAAAAACAGGCAATATGGTTGCTTATGGGGCGAAAGAATTTATTTTCAACGGTACGGCGTGGCAAGAACTCGGTGATATGTCCATGCTCGGAGAACTTGCGTATAAAAATTCTGCGAGTGGTTCCTACACACCTGCGGGAACAGTCAGTAAACCGACATTTACCGGAACTGAGGGAAACATTAGCGCAAGTTTCACCCCCGCCGGAACGGTTTCAAAGCCTACGTTCACAGGCACCGAAGGAAATGTTTCCGCAAGTTTCACACCCGCCGGAAGTGTTTCAATTTCCAAGGGCACGGGAACCGCGAATTATACACCTGAAGGAACTGTCAGTAAGCCAACAATTACGGTCACTCCGAACACCACAACGGTCAATTCCATCACCGCGGTAGGCACCTTACCGCAACTCACGATGACGGTTGCAAGCGAAACACTGACATTTGGATGGAATGCAGGAACACTTCCGACAAAAGGAAGCAATCAGACAGTTGTCACCGGAATCAAGAGTGCGACATCCACACAGCCGAGTTTTACAGGCACGGGCGCAGAACTGAAAGCAACGTTCAGCGGAACGGCGGGAACAGCAACGGGTAAATTCACGCCGAGCGGAAGTGTATCTCAGCCAACATTCACAGGTACCGCCGGTTCTGCAACAGGTAAATTCACGCCGGAAGGAACTGTCAGTAAGCCGACATTCACAGGCACTGCGGGAACTGTTGAAGTTGAATAAGGGGGTTCCTTATGGCAAACGTCTCTAAATTTAAGGTGCCTAATGGAACTACCTACACAATTAAAGACTCAACGGCGAGAAGTGATGCGTCAGCCGCTAAAACTTTAGCCACTTCGGCAATGAATAATATTGCCACAATTGAATCATCATCAACCGCATCAAAGACATATGCAGAAGGCGATTATCTTGTGTATAACAAGATTCTGTACAAAGTCATTTCCGGCATCAATAGTGGTGAGACATTGACACCAAGCACAAACATTGAAGCAACCACAACAGGTGCAGAACTTACAGCATTAAATAAGTGGAAGGAAGCCGGAACGGTAACAGGAAAAACCGCACTTACCTTACCATCTGAATTTAACGAATTACAGGTGAATATCACGCTTACCTCAAACTATCAAGTATCGCAACATTTTACAAAAGCCGAATTAAACGGCGGTTGGTATCTTTGGGGTGCGCCGTATTACACTTCAAACGGTCTTACTCCTGCGGTTGCCACTGCATATATTTCAGTAACTTCATACACGTTATACAGTGCACGGTATGGTTCATCAGACACAACGTCTACCGCCGTCAGCCGTGTGTATTATCGCTAAATCGGCAAACAACCACAGAAGAAAGTAGAGGT